TGGCTACGTGGAGTAAACCACTTATCGTAACTGACAGTTACATCAGTATTACTAGTAGCATTAGGAATGCCACCTGATATTACTGAGTAAACGTCAGATACTAACGTGTCAATTGTTTTCATTCATCAGCCTTATCTTCAGCCATACTAAGGGCGTGTTCCATATCTAAGTCACCACATGAGTATGCCTCAAACTTACGTGCAATGCGAATAACCATGTCTGCCAAGTCATCCCAGTCTGCCTCATCAGTTGACTGCACACTGTCTGTGATGAGCTTAACTGCATTGGTAACAGAGTTCTGTCGCACAATTGCTCTATCACCATGCAAGGCAGGGATAGGAAATACCTTTGGTGCACCATAGGAAGGCTTAGAAGGGGCTGTAGTGCCTATTGTAGCTGTACTTGGGGGAGGAGTACCTGTACCCTTAGTAATCAGTCGTACAGACGTTAAGTCCACGTTCTTACCATAGGTGTTTTCTGTGAATTGAAAGTCAACCTCATCACCAATAGAAAACGTAGGCTTCTTGAAACCATAGCCAAATCGTTCACCATTCGCATTGATAGAGTAGGCTTTCTTAGGGCCAAACTTTGTGTTAACTTCTTTCTCACTAATGTTCTCAACAATGTAACTCATTTTAACTCCAGTTCTGTTTTATCTTGCCAATTTTTACCTGCCTCAACACCAACCTTTAGTTGGCATGGGAAATCTATGTTGAAGTACTGTTTCAAATACATGGGTGCATTCTCCAGTGTCTTCTTTGCTATAGAAGCTGCTTTATAACATACATCTTCGTGTGTGTCAAGTACCACGCTATCATGCACAGTCATTACTAATAACGCCCCACGTGATATACCAGCACTCTCTAACTCACGTAACAAAATACCTACCATCATAGGCACTACGTCACCTGTTGCAAAACCCTGAATAGGCCAGTTCTTTAGTTCTGTCGGACTAAATGTAAGTTCTCCTGCTTTGTAGTCACTAGCATACTTGTTAAACAAGTAGTGTCTACCTGTCGGACTAGAATGAAAGTATGTGTACTGCGGCCCACTCTTACTCTCATCATAACTTATGATGCATTCATCATTTGCTTTTTTTACTATTGACTCATGATATTCCTTTACTCCTTTGTACCTAGCATAGAAAGTATTAATGAACTTCTTAGCTGTTGCTCTATCACAGCCACTCTGCGCCATAAGAGTTGTAACTCCTCCTCCGTAAACGAGTAAGAAGCTAAATCGCTTAAAGGGCTTTCGTTCAGCATCTGTAGGATAGCGTCCGTACATCCCCTTGTAGAGTTCCCTGTGCATGTCTCTGCCATTGTTAATATCCTCTATCAGTTGTTTGTCATTAGCTAGATAAGCCAATGCTATCATCTCCAGTTGTGAATAGTCAAGTTCTAATATCTTGCCATTATGAAACCTACTTCTGTATGCTCTCTTAACATTACCTGAATCAGTTTGATTCTGTAAGTTAGGATTGGTAGCAGACAGCCTACCTGTCTTGGTAGCACAATGATTTAAGTTTGGATATATTAAATCTTTAGGGAAACGTAAGTCATTCAGTCCTTCGTAATATGTCTCCTTAATTTTCTTTGCATCACGCATTACTAATAACTGAGCAGCAAACAAATCACCTGATGATGACAGTCCTTTGAGCACCGCATCATCTACACTGTAATAGCCACTCTTACCTACCTCAATGCTAGGTATGTACTTACCTTTAACAGTTCGTACCTTGTCTACGTTCTTATACTTAGGCTTACCATTTTTGTACTCACCAACCAATTCACGTTCTACATATTTCTCCTGACCACCAAAAAAGTATAACGACAATTGCTTAGGACTCATGTAGTCAACGTCACCTACTAGAAGTCTGATTGTCTCTGCTGTACCTCTGACTATCTCGCCGTACTCGTCACACATTTCTTTGACGTATTCCCAATCAACATACATACCATTACGATTCATCTCAATGGTAGCACGTAATGCATCCATCTGTGTAAGCATTAATGGTAGTATATCTAGTTGCTCTGCTTCTTCCCACTGTTTCTCAAAGATAGTTGCAGTGTTATTAACATCAGCCCGTAGATATGCCATTAGTTCGTCTACTGGTATGTCTTCTGTACGTACACCTGCTTTCCAATACTCCTTAATCTTGTCATCCTTCAATGCGTGGTCGCCTACATACTCAGCAGTTAACTCGTCAAGACTTGCATACAAATGTCTCTGTCCTGATAAAAGATATGCTGCTAGTTGTGTATCCCATATGCGTGGCAGAATGTTACTAGTATTGCGGTAGATATATAACAAATCAAACTTAATGTTATGACCTACTACTAAACTAGCTAACTCTAAATCAACCAGTAATGGTTCTTTAGCTAAACCTGTACGTGAATAACTTGTGTACACTTCCTCTTTGCCTACCCACTTAATACCTGACGCAATAATCTTATTGCCCATCCACATAGGATTAGCCTTGTTGTTACCAACTGGACAATCCATAGTAGTTTCTAAGTCAATGACTAGCGTGTTGCCCATTTTGATTTATACCTCGCTTTTGATGGTTCTATCTCAACTTCAAAACAGCCGTGTCTATGTGCCTCTAACGTATCCGCACCACCGAATAGTTTATTCTTGGGTACATGGATAAAGCGTTGTAAGTCCATAGCGGGTTCATTACTCTTACCAATTGTAATGATCGCATCAGCCTCGCCAATCTTATCTGTTTTACTACCTCGCAACTGATTCATTTGAATCCACTTCTCACCCTCACCTGTACCATCCACCTGACTAATGGCAATGACTGGACAATATTCTTTAGCTAAATCTCTAGCCCACTCGTACAGTTTACCAATGCGTAAGTCATCACGTGATTCGTGTGCAAAACCATGCACCTTGTCTAATTGATCAAAGATAATCAATCCAGGTTTGAATTCAGCAAATAGTGTGCTAATTTTATTAACACTCTTAATGCCACTATCGTCATCTAACACTAAGAATCTTTCACCACCATTACTAGTAAACTCTGCTTCATATTTAGCAGGGTTAGATAGTAGGTCGCCTGTTGTAACACCATTGAATGCCTGTATCACACGCATCATAACCTTGGTACTAGATTCTTCATTGTTAATCCATATGACATGCTCATCATCTGCCAGTTGGCTCATCATATAGCTTGCTTCACTAGCCACGAATGTAGTCTTACCACTCTCAGGTCGTGCGGCAACAATGATGAAGTCACCCTTACGCAATGGGCCTAATGCTACGTTGAGTTCCTTGAGTCGCCAATCAAGACCTCCTGTAGCCACGATCTTAGATAGATAAGATAGACTAGGACTAACGAACACATCAGATTTTTCAACACTTGCACCTATCTCTTTCTTGTAATCATTTAACAAAGGTTCAATGGATGTAAGTTCACCACCTGCACCAGTGCCAATCTTCATACATACATCATAGATACGTGTGGCATAGTCAACCTCAATAAGTTTAGCCAATATATCTTTTACAATCGGAGGTTCATCTATCAAGCATTCTTTCCACCAATCAAATGCTGCCTCATATAATGCGGGGTCTTTTACTTTCTTACCACGTACAATATTAAAGAATGTATGAAACTCATTAACATCTACCTTGGTTCTACTAGGATAGTTATCCCAGTATTC